CCATAGTCCAGTCAAGTATTTTCTGTTTCATTGTTGCACTGCAAGAATTTTAATGATTTTACCCTTAGCCCCATGATATGGATAAGATATTAGGGACACATCTTTTGCCCAGCAAGCACGACAGTCCAGGCATTTACCTCCCTGTTTATATGCAGGACACTCGTGGCCTAGGTTCTTGCCTGATTCAGGGACAATCGTGCTAGTGGTCCTAAAATCCTCTACAATGGCCCCAGAGACGCTATCGCTACTCATACGGACCACCACATTAGGCAAACCCTCCAGGGCTGCTAAGACCTCCCTATACTTTGGAAATTTATAGGTCCTAGTAGGAATCCAGTGCTTGACATGTGGAGTGCGAGAGCAAACCTCCAGGATTTTATGCCCTAGGTCCACTGATACGATGTCACCACTATCAAACCACCTAAAATGAGTTTGGCGTTTTAAAGCCTTGACCATGCGATCAACCCAATCAGGACTTTTCCAGTCTAGGCGATTCCTATGACGCAATGCAATAGCATCAGGCATTTTATAAAAACCAGCCCTAGCATAGCAAACCTTACAAGCATCGACCACACTGCCATCAGGGTTTTTAGCCCCGTGACATGTCTCGAATGCCTCAAGCGACCAGGAATAACACCCCAGTTTACTTGTCTTCGATAGCATGTTACCTCCGATTGACTTACCAGGGCAGACTATATCTAATCTGCCCCAGTCAGTCAACTAGGTTAAACCCTAATTAGATCATGATCTGTAGCGACTAAATCTATATCGCTATTCCAGACGAATCGACTACCTCCAGACGCTAACTGCACCTTAGTCCGAAGATATCCAGCCCGTAGAACCTTACCGTTTTTATACTTCCCATCACCCGTGTAGACTGTCAGGAATCTACCACCCCGATTCTGTAGGGTTTTCTTACTTGACATTGCTTTTCGGATCAATTGGAACATAAAACCTCCAGGGTTAATCGGTAAGCCCTATTGCCTCCCGATGATTGAATAGTACTCCTATTGCACTGCAGCATGCAATAGGGATAAACCCTAATGTATACCTATACAGTATGCACTAATTTGGTGCATAGGGTAGCACTGATATGGTGCATCATAGACTCTCCCTATCACTGCCCAGGACACGATAGTTTTTACCTATTGGCACGATTCTTGCATAGCAAGTTCTATACCAGACTAAACTGTAGGGTTATTTGTGGTTTTTTAGAGACACGGGGGAGGGGGTTGCGCAAACATGGCTGACGTTATGGAACTACTCAGACACAACAGAAGGTAAAATAGGGTAATAAAGTGGGAAAACTGCCCTAAATAGGCCTAAATAGGGCTAGATTCCCACCATAGGAATATCCTTATAGATCAACAACTTAGACTTGTATACAAGATATGCACAACCTAAATAGAAAAAGGAAGGCTAAATCTGTGCTCTCCAGGTACTGTTTAGCATAAAACACTTGACTTTTCTTAAAAAATATGCTATAATAAATGCACTCTTAAGGAACTAAGTAGAAACTAAATAGTCTCTAAGAAGAAAATTATTAATAATTATTATTTATCTTTCTAAGTAGTCTCTGATTAGTAGACTACATTCTACTACATACTAATGCATTCTACTGCATAACTATGTAGAAACTATGTAGAGGAGAATTTGGTGTCTAACACTGAACCTCTGTCTGATGTGTCTGTGTCCCCTCTAAAGAGAAAACGGGGCAGACCTCGCAAGGCAGACATTGAAGCAAAGAAAATTAGAGGAGTGGTCGGAAGACCCCCTGGCGAAGCAGCCCGAATAAAAGAATTCTATGCTCGTCTTTTGAGCACCAGCGGAGAGAAAGTAATTGAGACCGTGCTCCGCAAGGCTATGGATGATACCGATAAGGATCAGGTGGCCTGTCTCAAGATGTGTATTGATAGGCTATTGCCGCTAAGTCATTTTGAGAAAGACAAGGCTGGTAGGTCTAACGCTATCCAGGTGCAGATTGTAACTACAGGTACACCCAAGATAGCTGCAAGAGAAACAGAGCAGGTTGATTACGAAGTTATAGACATGGAGGCTCCAGATGGCGAATCTGAGAGTTGAACTCCATCCTAAACAGACAGAGGTATTTAATGATAGTCACCGTTTTAAAGTGGTTGCTGCAGGACGAAGATTTGGAAAGTCTCGTCTCGCTGCTTGGACCCTCATCATTGAGGCATTAAAATCAACAGAGAAGGATGTATTCTATGTTGCTCCAACATTTCAACAAGCTAAAGACATCATGTGGTCGGTTCTTAAAGAACTTGGTCACGAAGTTATCAAATCTGTTCACGAGAATACGGCAGTTATTACGCTTGTAAACGATAGGAAGATTTACCTTAAAGGATCTGACCGTCCAGATACGATGCGAGGTGTGGGTCTAGCGTATGTCGTGATTGACGAGTATGCTGACATGAAGCCACAGGTATTCGAGCAGATCCTTAGACCAGCATTAAGTGATGTAAAAGGTGGTGCGTTGTTTATTGGTACACCGAAGGGAAGGAACCACTTCTATGAATTGTACCAGATGGCTCAAAGAGGTGAGGATGAAGACTGGTCATCTTTTCACTTTACTTCTTTTGATAATCCACTGCTTGATCCCAAGGAGATTGAGGCAGCAAAGAAGTCAATGTCTTCCTTCAGTTTTAGACAGGAATACCTTGCTTCTTTCGAAGCCGCACAGTCAGACCTATTTAAAGACGAATGGATCAAATATGTTGATTCTGATGATTTGCCTGATGACGGTTCTTATTACATCGCTGTTGATTTGGCTGGCTTTGAAGATGTAAGCAAGCAAGCCAGTAATAAGAAGAAACACTTAGATGAGACTGCAATTGCAGTAGTCAAGGTTTGTCTTGATGGTTGGTATGTAGATACGATAGTAGCTGGAAGATGGGATATCAAAGAAACCGCAAACAAGATATTAGAAACAGCAAGAAGTTACGATGTTCGATTAGTAGGTATAGAGCGAGGAATGGCAAAGAACGCCGTACTCCCATACCTACAAGACTTGATGAAGAGGAAGTCATTTTTCATCTCAGTGACAGAGTTAACTCATGGCAACAAGAAGAAGACGGATCGGATTGTCTGGGCTTTGCAGGGACGCTTCGAGCATGGAAGGATTAAGTTAGTAAGAGGCGAGTGGAATAAGCAGTTCGTAGATCAGTTGCTTAACTTTCCTAACTTGCAGGTGCATGACGATTTGATTGATGCTCTAGCCTACATCGATCAGATTGGAATCACAGAGTTTACAGACATGGTTGAGGAAGACGAGTACGAGGCTTTAGACCCTATATCAGGATACTAACATGGCAATTGCTAGACTATTTGATGGTTTAATATCTGCTGACATTCTTGAGTCTGCCTCTCGTGGTATGCGTAGAGGTCTGTTTGAGTTTGAAGATAAACCTGCTAAACTTAGCATGCCTGAGATTGTTGGAGGCGGTAAAGGGTTAGTTACCTTTACTTCTTCACTTGAACCTGAAAAACAAGCTAGAGTAACTGAAAATCTAAACCTAGCCTCAGATATGTTCAAAAGAGGTCAAAGTAATGAGGACATCCTTGCTCGAACTGGATTCTGGTTTGATGAAGACGGTAGAGTTAAGTATGAGATTGATGATTCCCAGGCTGAACTATTGATTCCTTTTGAAGACTTAAAGCCTAACAAAGCAATATTAGCTAGTGATTTAATTAAGCATGATCGCTTCTTTCAGTTTTATCCTGAGTTAGCTGATACACCAATTAACTTTTACAAAGGAAAGTCTACTGAGGTTGGTGGCTTTAACCTTAAGACAGGCGAGATTGATCTTAATTTAAACAGTGCCTCTATGATTGATGGAGATAGAATAGGTGCTGTATCAGATTTACTGCATGAAACACAGCATGCGGTACAAAAATTTGAGGGATTCTCACAAGGCGGAAGCAGGCAACAGTTCCTAAAAGACATTGCTCAACCTTCAGATAAAGAAGTAGAAGAGGCTTTTAACAAATATATGCGGTTAGCTGGTGAAGCAGAGGCTAGGAATGTAGCTTTTAGATACGCTGATCCTAAATATCATAAAGCTGCTAAGATGTACGAGAAAATGACTGGTGAAAAAGTGCCTAGTAAAGACGCAACAGTAGGTAAAAACTTCTTACAAACTATGGCACAAGACCCAATGTCTAAAAAATATGGAGTAACTGTACCACAATTAACGGATAACAAGGGTAATCCAATAGATATGCGTGGTGAAGTTATGGAGATGGACGATTTACGCTACAAAGAGCCAATTGAAAGGACCATCTAATGGCTGAGAACTACACGGAAGTCAAAGAAGATCCAGTTTCAGAGTCAGATCGGGAACTGGTTTCCTTTATTACTGCCCATTGTGATCGCTGGCGTGAACACAAAGAAGTAAACTACGAGAAAAAGTGGGACGAATACGAGCGACTTTACTATGGTATCTGGTCAGACGAAGATAAAACCAGGGAATCAGAGCGTTCACGGATTGTGTCTCCTGCTATTCGGCAGGCAGTAGAGAACAAGACCTCAGAAATTATTGAGGCTACTACTGGGCGTGGTGAATTCTTTGAATTAAAAGATAATACTCAAGATCCTGACCACACAGATGTGGAACTGACACAGCGTCAGCTACACGAGGACCTAAAACGAGATAAAATACCTCAAGTATGGTCTGAAGTAGATCGTAACGCTGAGGTTTATGGCGTTGGTTTTGCTGAAATCCTAGTTAAAAGTGAAGTAGACCTGATTCCAGCCACCCGTCAAATGCCTAATATGCAGGGAGTAGCTGCTGTTGGTGTCGTAGAACAGGATAGAATTAAAGTAGCTGTTAAATCAGTACATCCTCGTAACATGCTTTGGGATCCTAACTCAGAAAATGTTAATGATGGTCTTGGAGTTGCTGTCGAAGAGTATACCAGCCTCTTTAAAGTTGTGAAAGGAATTGAAGATGGCATCTACCGAAAGGTTAATATTGGTCCTGAGTATTCTGATAATGCTCTTGAGCCAACTCAACTGGATACACTCTACCAAGAAGACAAGGTTAGAATCCTTCGTTACTACGGATTA